AGAGGACATCTATGGGAAGAGTCTACGTTTATCGTTGTTCTAGTTTTAAAGTATGTCATTCATTGCCTTTATAATTACTTCTATGTTTGGTCTATTAACTGGATCAGTAAGACAGTTGGCAGGTCTTTTGTAGTAAACAGGTCCTGCGTCTTTAATATTTTTATCTCTTACATATACAAAGTTCATTCCGAAGAAACGACACTCTTGCATTAATCTTGGTGCCGGATCAAATGTATGTTTAGTGTAAACGTAAGTATCAAACATACCTAGTAAATTTTTTACAGGTACAAATATGTGATTTAGATTATGATCTATGTACTTATCTTTGTATGCCAATATACCATGATTTTGGTATTTGTGAATATGTTTCTTTAGTTCAGTGTAATAACTTTCATTTGTACCTAAAAATAGATACTTAAACTTAACATCTTTAACTATAGGTTTATATACACTGTAATTAATAATCTTTTCAAATTGTCTACCTATGCCATTAACATATACCTCATGGTCGCATAAGTCAATTACTTTTTCTGGTTTAAAAAATTCTAGTGCTAAAGGATATTCTTTTGGGTGGTTTTCTGAATATACTGATATAAGAGGTTTCTTAAATAACAAACGTAAAGTTAATTGTGTATCTTTATCATAATCTTTGATACTCTTATATGCTAGAGTTATCATACTTCTACCCATAATTAAATTTACATCAGCTTCTTCATAATCAAAATATACATTTTTCATATGTATATATTTTTCTGTTAAAGCTTCAATGTATGTTTCCTTGGTAAATTTGTAGTGAGGTATAATTATAAGTTTTGCGTTGATACCTAGATCATTTAGATATTGTACTTGTTCAAAGCTATAATGCATTAATCCGTCACCTGGTTTACTAGTCACCACTATATTCAATCTCATCATACGCATATTTATAACACTTATAAATAATGGATATAGAATGGAGGTCTAATGACAATAAAACAAAAACATAAAGACTTAAAGACTAAAGTAATTAAAGCAGAGACAAAAAGAGAATTGAGACGAGGTCCTACAAGTTGGTTTGACCTACGTATGTTAAAGAAACTAAAATTACAAATGAAAGACAAATTAAAATTATCTAAATGATTAAATTTCAATATGATTTAGAAAAGATTAAGAAAGAGTTGGAATCTTTACCAGATTATAACAAACAGTTATATCTGCAAGGTCACTCTAAAGATATGGATCCTGAAGAAGGAGCTGGCAAAGGTTATGATATAGACAGTAGCGAACACACATATACTATTCCATTATTTGATATACCTTACATCAATAGTATAATGGAAGAACATAAACTTACTAGAACAAGATTAATGAGAATGAAACCTAAAGCATGTTATCTTTGGCACAATGATTTAACAAAAAGATTACACATACCAATTGTTACAAATGATCATTGTTTTTTATTATTAGACAGTGATAGAATACACATACCAGCGACAGGAGAGGCATATGTAATAGATACTACTAAATTTCATACAGCATTAAACTGCTCAAAGGAAAATCGTATTCATATTGTTGGAGGACTACCTTACTAATGTTATATGACGCTCTTATAACTTCACTACCAGGAATGGATAAAAGTAAACCTGCACCTGGTCCTTCTTTTTTAAAAGGATATTTAGAGACACAAGGATTTAAAATCAAAGTTATAGATGGCAATCAGTTAGATACTTTAGATAATATTCATAAAGAAATTGCAAAATATGATTTCAGATGGCTAGGTATATCTGTATTCTCTTATGAACAAAAAGATGACGCCTTAAAATTAGGTGAAAGATATGAAAATGTATTGTATGGTGGATCAGGTGTAGATATAGCATGGCCATCAAAATATTATATTACAGGAGAAGGAGAGTACGCCTTTGTAGAATTTTTAAATAACAATTTTGATTATCCTGGCATTAACGGAAAACAACCAAAACAAATAGAAGACATAGAGTCATTACCACCACCTGATTATTCAGACGTAATACAACAACATAACTATCGTAAATTTGTAATATCTGGTTCTAGAGGTTGCGTTAGAAATTGTACCTTTTGTGATGTTGCAAGTATATGGCCTAAATTTAGATGGAAGACAGGTAAGAAGATAGCAGACGAAATGCACCACGTATCAGAAACTACAGGTGGAAACAAAATACATTTTTCAGACTCTTTAGTTAACGGATCAATGAAACACTTTAGGGATTTGTGTGCTGAGTTAGCTACTAGACCTAAAAAGATTAAATGGGAAGGACAGTTTATCGTTAGAGCAGAAAAAACTTTCTCTAAACAGGACTTTGATAACTTAGCCAACTCTGGTTGTAATGGTTTAGAAATGGGTATAGAGGCAGGTAATGAAGAAGTTAGAGATCATATGAAAAAGAAGTTTACCAATGAAGACATAAACTACTTTGTAACTAATTTAGGTGAACGAAATATTACAATGAAGTTTTTACTTATTGTAGGTTATCCTACGGAAACGGAAAAAATGTTTGAAGATACTCTACAACTAATAAGAGACTATGCAAAGTATTCACATTTAATAAGTATATCACACCATGTTATGATGACCTTTAAAAATACACCATTAGACTTTGAACATAGAGAGTTGTTTGATAGTGAGTTTGGTTTTAAATGGAAGAATAAAAATTCAGACTTTGATATAAGATTTCAAAGATTTATAAAAGTATATGAGTTAGGCAATGAATTAGGTTATAATTTCCAACAACATTGTATTGATAAGATAGAGAGATACAAATCCGACAAACTTAATGAAAAAAGAAAGTCTATAGGATTTGCACACCCTAAAGCAAAGAAAACTTTACACGTTCAAAGTTAAAAGTTCTTTTTTATTCCAAAGTTAAAGTTTCTACCATCTTGGTTATAACCATCTGGTCTTTCATAGTTTTCATCAAAAGCATTATTAAGTTTAGAGTATATTAAATAATCTCCAATATATTTTGAAACACCAAAGTCTACTGTTGTAACCTCTGATTTAGGAATAGTAGCATAAGTCACACTATCTATATCTAAATGTTCTCCATAATAATTTATATTAGATGTTAAATTATAACCTTTGTACTCTGTATAGATACTTGTATTATTAATCCATTTTGGTTTTCTAGTTAAAGATGTTCCGTTACTTCCTTCAGAAACTATCCAACTTGTATTATTCTTTATGATAAAATTGTTTATATCATAAGTCAATCCCATTTCAGCACCATGACGAGTAGATGTACCACTAATATTTTTTATCGTACTGTCTTGGTAGTTTAAAAGATTTTCTATATCAATTTGAAAAATAGCTATATCAATTGATTTAAGATTAGTTTCTTCAAAATGTTTTTTATATCCTATTTCGTAAGATTTACTTTCTTCAGGTTTTGCATTTTCATTACCTGAAAATCCGTAACCACTTGTACCATACATTTCATATAACGTAGGTGCTTTATGACCTGTAGATATAGAACCTCTTATGCCGTTATGTTCAAAACCATATCTATGATTAGTAAAACTACCAAATCTTGATTGATCATCATATCTAATACCATAAGTTAAAAAAGTATCATTAATTAAATAGTCAATTGTTCCACTGTAACCATGTAAGTGACTTTTTTTATTAACACTTGGAACATAAGAACCAATGTTAGTGTTGAAATTAACATCTGTTATTTCATGGTCAAAGCCTGAAGTAAATGATAGATTGTCATTAACAGATTTTGTATTGTCTACATGAAAAGTTTTTACATTACTTTCATATAGGTCAGTGTCGCCAGATTTAAGATATGATCTTTTATGATCACTATTATTAAATGTAAAGTGAGTATCTTTATCAAAGTAATTAATTTGTTGGTTTTTAAAATTCCACTCACTAGTGTAAGCTAAGTTATCAGAACCAGAATTATCTAAACTAGAATCATTTTGTTTGTCTATAAAAATGGTACCTAAAGTATAACCATTATCTAAAGTAGTTTCTGTATTAAGAAAGTAACTTCTATTATCATAAGGGTCTTTTTCCGCACCTTGAGGATAAACAGAGATACCATCACTAGTCTCATCTTCAATTCTAAAGTCTAATATAGTTTTGTGTTCTTCAAGGAATGTTCCTAATTTTATTGTTTTGTTCCATGTGTTATGAGAACCATAATCTAATGAAATTGAATTTTCATCACTAGCACAGGTTTTCATATTGATAACACCACCAATAGCTTCAGCACCATAAACTGTTCCCATAGGACCTTTTATGATTTCTATAGCACAAGTGCCTAATGTTCCGTGTTGTCCGATATCATCTGTACCACCGGTAGTTGATCTATCTTTTATTCCGATACCATTTAATGTTATTAATGTATGATCTGAATCTGTTCCTCTGGTAAATGTAGAAGACAGTTGATTTTTAGGACCTGAAGTTACAATATTAAGTGAAGTACTTTCATTTAAATTTTCAGGACCAATAATGTCATACGAATATGTTTTGTGTTGATGGTCGCTAGCAGTCCTTAATCCATGAATATGGAGGGTGACGACCAAGTTGCCATCATCGTCATAGTATGATGGTTTTTCCTCATGTGCTAACGCAACGGTAGAGAAAAGAAGTATTGATAATAGTATTTTATACATAGTTTTCCAATTATTACACATATTAAAGTTGAAACCAGTAAATTAAAATCAAATGGTATAGCCATAATATACGTTGTTAATAAATCGCCACCTGATTTATACCAGACAGCATAGTTAATAAGAACATGCCATGTCATTACACCTACAAAAGTAGCATAGATTTCATTTTTAATAAATTTACTCGCAAGAACGAATAAGCACATACACCCATAAACAGGTATCATTAAAGAATGAAAGCCGATGAAAATATCCTTTATTAACAGAAAAGTCATTGGTAAAAGATATTGTATATAACGATTATTTGTAAGACTAGGTAATAATATAGCAATAGCAAATAAAGGTGTCACATTCATATTGTATCTATTTATACACTATTTTAAATTAAAAGGCAACCTTGAGGTCATATAAATAACTGTATGGCTGGAATAGCAAACTTAACTATAGACCAAGGGTCTAATTTTACATACGATTTAGAAGTAACTAATAGTGATGGTACAGATTTTGATCTTACTGGATTTACGATGGTTGCTAAAATGTCTAAAGGTTATTCCTCTACATATCCTAGAACAGTTTTTACATGTTCAGTATCACAACCAACCGAGGGTGTCGTTACTATAAGTTTAACTGCTGATCAAACGAAAGCTTTAAAGGCAGGTCGTCACGTATTTGACGTAGTTGCTACTCATTCGGATAGTACTGTAACTCGTTTACTAGAGGGAATTGTTATTGTAACTCCCTCTGTAGTTCTTTCTTTTTAAGATTTAACAGGAGTTTTATTATACTCAAACGTTGCTTTGTTATCGCCTTTTTGTGCTAGACCAAAACCAGCTTTAGTCATAAATTGAAGTAACATATTCCAATTTAAACCAGATATATCGTCAAAAACCCAAATTGTTTGATCGGCTTTTCTTTCATTGAAGAAAACAGCTTCTTTTATTACACTAGCAGTATCGTGAGGACCATCAAAGTGTATCATTTCATATTTGTCTAACATGATTTTATTTTCTTCGTAGATAGGAAAACCATCTTTGAATCTATTCATAAACTCTGTATCTTCTAAATTAATTAAATGAAACTCTGGATAATATTGAGCAAAGTTACCTAGTGCTTTTTGTCTCATTTTATTATCATAGTTGAATTTTTTTAAAACACCTTCGGAAGCTGCATAGTCAATATTACCATATGGATCTACACCTAAATGATTAGCTCTAACAGTTGGGTGATAATGTCTGTATGCGTCCATAATAGTTTTACTTCCTAAACCTAATCTAACACCAATCTCCATACTTACACCTATAGGATTTCTTAACATTTTTACAGCTGTAGCTAAACTTCCATACTCTATACTATCGCCAGTGAAAATATCTCCTTCATTTACTTCTAATGAATACTTTCCAGTTACAGGATCAATACCTGGTGCTGTTCTAGCAACATCTTTAGCAGTTTTATCAAAAGGTTCTTCAACTGTCATAGTACCTGTCATTGGTGTCATTGGTGCCTGCTCTACAGCAAACATATCAACACCTTTATTAATTTGACCTACTGTGAAAGTACTATCACCTGTATGATCACAACGTATTGTTGTATCTGCCCATAATTCAAAACCTAGATTGCCTGCTTTTCTACAGAAATCAACATCTTCGGATATTGTATTAGAATGATCAAGTGCTGAGTGATAAGTGAATTGAGGATAACCTACATCTTTTAAAACTTTTCCTTTTATAAGAACACAACCTAAACCACAAGCTGCAATTTTTATAAACGGAGTATCTTTACATTCTTCAAAAGTTATACGTTCATTTCCACCACCCTCTGGTCTTTTTTTATAAATTTCTAGTTTATGAGTGCCTTGTATTCTTTGAATATAAAGACCTGATACCATATCTTTGTCATGTTTGATCATTTTCTCTAACGTATCTGAAGCAAAAGATATATCACTATCTACAGAAAACAAATAATCATAATGTTGACCCCATTCAGCAATTAAATTTCTTATTTGATCTACTTGATAACCAAAAAAGAATTGAAATTCAGTTGTATATCCTTCTGGTACTTTTAAATCATAAATTGCTTTGAACGTTGATGGTTCAATAAACTTGTTTGTTGGTATTGCTATCAGTATTTTTTTCATTGTGTTATTATCCTATTTGCGTTTTTTGTTTGTTCGTTAGAGTTAATTTTATAGTCGTTTAGTGGATTTATATCGTTATAGTTATACACTACATCTGATACTACTTTTACCTTGTCGGGATCACACTGCTCAATGAGTGTATAAAATATAGAACCATCGCCACCAGCTTTGTACCAATTTTTGTTTTCGTCTTGGAAGTTACTATAATCTACGCCATCTAAAAGTTTTGCTTTGAAAGTTCTTAAATGTGTGTATGGCATATTCCAATTAAATTTATATTCTCTGTATTTCTTTTGTTTTTTTATTTCATCTGGATAAGGTTGTGCTACTAAAGGTATTTTATCTACCATAGACCAACATGACCCATAAGAAAATTCTGTAGTGCCGTCATAAAGATTATTATAAAAGTGAAGTATCTGATTGTTATTAACTAGAGAGTCATCGCCATCTAGGAACATTACTATATCATCTTTATCACAATATTTCTTTATAGATTCTATTTGATTACAAACAGCACCTTTGTTTACTTCATTTCTAATTACTTTAATATTTTCACTTTCATATTGTTTTGCAATTGAATATGTATTATCAGTGGAACAATCATCAATTACTACCATTAAGTAGTTATCATAATCTTGTGTTACAACTGATCTAATACAGTTCTCTATATAGTTAGCCGAATTATAAGTCGGTGAGATTATAACTATTCTTTGTTCTTTTTTTCTAGGTAAATAATTTTCTTCTTCATTTGTAAATCTTCTACCAAATACCGTTCTATGTCTGGAGTTTATATAACTTACCTTTCTATATTCTTCTTTAGATAAGTAATCTCCTAATTTATAAAGTATATGTTGTTTCCATTGTAAAGCTACTGAATCCCAACCAACAATACCTTTTATAAGATTACAAGCATATTGTTTTTGTTGATGTAAATATCTATTATGATGAGACATCAAAACTGCATTGACAAATTTTTCTACTTGATGTGGTTGATTAATAAATTGAAATAAATTGTTTGGTTCAATTGCATAATCTATAAGATAACAAGCTTCTTGTACTGCTGTTTCTTCTAAAGCACCAAAACGTGTGGCGATTACAGGAGTATTATATGCTAATGCTTCTAAAGTTGATATGCCAAATGTTTCAGGAAAGGCACCTGGAAATAATTTAAAACTTGCTCTTTCTAATATTTCTGCTATTTCTGATTGTTTAATAATACCTGTAAATTCTATACCAAGCATTTTGTTTTTAGGATCACTAGACATTTTAGTCCATTCTTCTCCTTGAGCATCCATCTTTTTGCCTGGAAAAACATAAAATCCACCAATGCATATTAATTTTGCCTCTGGTATCTTTGCCTTAATTTTTGGCCATATATCGTTAACTAGAGGTGCCATACCTTTCGTGAAAGCTGCATTAAAAACGTATAGATGAGGATCTTTTTTTCTTATGTCAACATCATTTTTATAAGTTACTATACCATTTCTAGTTTGAAAGAATTTCTTTTTTAAAACTTCAAAATTTCTTCTTTTACCATGATCACAGTTAGTTACATAAGTTGAGTGAAAATCAGATAGAGTAAATACTTCATCTATATGTCCACCTACAACCAAGTCTTCCAAATAAATATCTCCGTTTGCAAACGTATCGTGCATCCATACTATTTTATGTTTTGCATAATTTTTTATTGCAGAATATCTTTGAGGATTGTATTGAGCAAACTGATTATACATGTTAGGTGTTAAGAAAGGAATTATTGTTCTTAATGATATTACAACATCAAATTTAAAATCACTCTTATAATCAAGTATAGAGTTGTCTAGATATTGAACACCATCATAGTTTCCTTCTTTTGCAAGATTAGGATCTTTTGAACAGTTATTGAAGATTGTTACTTTAAAACCTAGTTTGGCAAGGTTTTTAGCCATTAATATTGTCGCTGATTCGGATCCACCGAGACCTCTTTTCTTTAAAGTATCTCCATCGTATGGTAACCCTATTATATCTAAAAATGCTATGGTTGTCATATTATTAGTATCAATTTTATTTTTAATTCACTACAGTTTATTTATAAATATACAGTAACACAAAAACAAATAAATGTCAATGCTTGGACATATATGAGGGGAAATAGTATCGCACAATGCCAGTAATTAAGAGTCCATCGGTCCGAGTAGGTCTAGGACGTATAGGTTATTCAGGTTCCGCTGGAACAGCAGGTTTCACTGGTTCTGCCGGTGCTACAGGTGCTGCCGGTCCTGGTGGTGGTTATGCCGGCTCTCAAGGTTATACAGGTTCAGGTGGTTTAGGTTACACAGGTTCACAAGGCGCAGGTTTCACAGGTAGTCAAGGTACAGCAGGTACTTTAGGTTACACAGGTTCACAAGGAACAGGTTTCACAGGTTCAGCAGGTACAACAGGATTTTCAGGTTCAGCAGGCTCTGTAGGTTATTCAGGATCAGCAGGTTCAACCGGTGGTTTAGGATATTCAGGATCAAAAGGAGATACAGGTACATCGGGTACAGTAGGATTTTCAGGTTCACAAGGCTCATTAGGATATTCAGGATCAAGAGGTACAGCAGGTACAACAGGTGGTTTAGGATATTCAGGATCAAGAGGTACAGCAGGTACAGTAGGATTTTCAGGTTCAGCGGGTAGTCAAGGTGTTATTGGTTATTCAGGATCAAGAGGTACTGCCGGTACAGATGGTGACGATGGTTCAGACGGCTCTGTAGGTTTCACAGGTTCAACAGGTGCAGGTTATTCAGGATCAAAAGGAGATACAGGTGCTCAAGGGCCAGGTGGTGGTTATACTGGTTCAGCAGGTACAGTAGGATTTTCAGGTTCAGCAGGCTCAACCGGTGGTTTAGGATATTCAGGATCAAAAGGAGATACAGGTACAGCAGGTGGTTTAGGATATTCAGGTTCAGCAGGTTCAGCCGGTGGTTTAGGATATTCAGGATCAAGAGGTGCTTCAGGTGCCGATGGTGCAGGTTATTCAGGATCAAAAGGAGATACAGGAACAGGATTTTCAGGTTCAGTTGGTACTGTTGGTTTCACTGGTTCAGCAGGATCAGGTTCAGATTCTCCATTTGTATTTACAACTTCAGGAGATTATAGAACACTTACAGGATATTTAGAAGGTGGTTCAACAAAAACAGTTAGAACGGCAGAGTTTTCATCTGACTTATTAAGATTAACTTTAGCAACATTTACTCCTACTTTTTCTTCATCACCTAGTCCATCAAGTTATCTAGATTGGGATAGACCAGCAACAGGATTTTCTGTATCAATAAATAACCCTAGCGATATTACAAATGATTATATAAGTTCAGTTTACTCTATCACTCAATCAGGTGGAAGTGTTAACGGTACTTTAAGTAATTATTCAGCAGGTAGTTATTCACAAACACCAGAAGGAGGTGTAGATTGGTCACAAAGTTTTACAACAAACAATTCTACTTCATATATCAGATCAACATCTACTAGTCGTAGTGGTGGTTCAGCAAGTGCTGTAGTTAGATACAATCGTAACAATGGTTCAGAATCAGAATATACAGATTCAAATTCAAACATGTCTTTGAGTTGGGCAACTGCCTCTCATAGTTTATCTAAATCAAATGTTAGTGGTAAAACTTTTTTAAAAACTTACACTAGTACATCGTACAACACAAGTGTAAATAATATTAATTCTTCAAGTAACACTTCACATGCTCTTACAGCAAGTGGTGGTTCTTTAAGTACGACTTCAGGAAGCGGGTCTGTAAGTGGAACATTTACCTTTACATCACCTATACACAAAAACAATACAAGCGATACAAGAACGGTTAGTAACACTACAACGTTTACTAGACCTGTCAATGTAACAGGTACCTCATATACGGTAGATCAGTCTACAACAACAAGCAACGTATCTGCTTCATTTTCATATCCGTCTTTCTGGATTTGGACAGCAGGAGTAGGTTCTACTCCATCTTTGGCCAATATAATAAATGATTCTCAATCTACAGGTTTTGAATCAGCAGTGAATCAATTATCTGATCAAACTAAAAATTTTAGTGTTCAATCAGTTAATAATTCAGATTCTAATCCTAGAGCATTTTGGTTTGCTGTTAGGAATACTGCAAGTCAACCAACAACATTTAAAACAGGTGCTAGTGCAGGTTTATTAAGTGATGTTTCTACTACAGATGGTGGAACAATTTCTTTAATTCCTGATTCACCACCTTCTGGTTTAACTTCCGAAAGTTATCATATTTACGGATTTACTTTACAACCAGGAACAACATATGTGGAGATAAGTTAATAGATGGCTACTAACTACGATGGATTAACCCGAAACGTTTGGCCAGGTACTTGGAGTACCGGCACTAATGCGCCTATCGTATTAGACACAGAGGTAAGAGGAACACTTCAAAGTATATCTGGTGCTGCTAACGATCAGTTGCATAATATTCCAGGTGCTAGAATCCAGGAAGGTATGTTAGTATACGTTAAAACCGGATATACTAATGGCTCTACAACATATGTATCTGACAAATATTATACTTACAAACTTATAGGCTCAGAGACTCGTAGTAATATTACCGGCGCTGTACCAAACGCCAACGCCAACTGGACTTTATTCAGTGTTGGTGGTGGAGCAGGTTACACTGGTTCTGCCGGTGCAATTGGTTTTACAGGTTCAGCAGGTACAGTAGGATTTTCAGGATCAAAAGGTGATCAAGGTAATTTAGGATATTCAGGATCAAAAGGTGATCAAGGTAATTTAGGATATTCAGGATCAAAAGGAGATACAGGTACAACAGGTGGTTTAGGATATTCAGGTTCAGCAGGTGTAGGATATTCAGGATCAAGAGGTACAGCAGGTACAACAGGTACAGTAGGATTTTCAGGATCAAAAGGAGATACAGGTACAACAGGTGGTTTAGGATATTCAGGATCAAAAGGTGATCAAGGTAATTTAGGATATTCAGGATCAAAAGGCGATCAAGGTAATTTAGGATATTCAGGATCAAAAGGTGATCAAGGTAATTTAGGATATTCAGGATCAGAAGGAGTTGGATATACAGGTTCACGAGGTACACAAGGTACTGTAGGTTATGTAGGATCAGAGGGAAATTTAGACGTAACAGTAAACTCAACACCACCGGTTGGTGCTGGTATTGGTGACGTTTGGATTGATGACGCAACAGGAATTCAATATTTCTGGATGTACGATGGTAACAGTAATCAATGGGTAGAATTAAGTAACCAAGGTGTAGTAGGATTTACAGGTTCACAAGGAGCAGTAGGAGCTATTAATGATTTATCAGACGTAACAGTTACGGCTCCAACTAGAGGTCAAACTTTAGTTTATGAAACTGCCGGTTGGATACAAAGTGTAACGCCTATATCTCAATTTGTACTAACAGCTAACGGTTCTAGTGCATATAGATTTGACGGTGCAGGCTTTCCAGCGGGTACTAGTGGTGACAACCCTACAATATTTTTAAAAAAAGGCCAGACATATTACTTTAGAAATACAAGTAGTGGTCACCCTTTTGAAATACGATCAACTGCCGGTGGTAGTGCGTATAACACAGGCGTTACAGATAATAACGCTTCAGGTCCTTCAGGAATAATTGTTTTTCATATTCCTATGAACGCACCTGCGACATTATACTATCAATGTTCATCGCATAGTTCAATGTTAGGAACAATTACTATCGTATAAGAAAAAAAGTTTTGAAACACTTGATTTAATATCATTAATGAGAGTGTATATATTATAAATAGAGATAGAAAAGATAGTTTCTTTTCTTGCAAGAGACAGAACATGACAGAAAGTGATAAGTTAAATTTAACAATAATTAGGAGACAAGCAAAATGGCAATTAATTTTCCAAATAGTCCCTCATTAAACGATCTTTACACACTTGGCACACGTCAGTGGAAATGGAACGGTAATGGGTGGGCACTTCAGCCTTTAACAGCAGGTTTCACTGGATCAATCGGTTACTCCGGTTCTAAAGGTGATATTGGTTATACAGGTTCAAAAGGAAACACGGGTCAAGGTTTTAGAATTACTAAAACTTATACAAGCGTTTCTGCACTATCAGCAGACACAAGTCCATCAGGCATAGCAACTGGTGAATTTGCAATAATTGAAAACGGCTCTTTAACAGACGCCGAAAATTCTAGATTATACCTATGGAATGGATCAAACTACAGTTTTGTATCCGATCTTTCTGGTACAATTGGTTTCACAGGATCTAAAGGAGACATTGGTTTCACAGGTTCACAAGGTGTAATTGGTTTTACTGGTTCTAAAGGTGATCAAGGTATCATTGGTTTTACAGGATCTAAAGGCGATCAAGGTATAATTGGTTTTACTGGTTCACAAGGTGTAATTGGTTTTACAGGATCAAAAGGCTTCACAGGATCTAAAGGAGACATTGGTTTCTCAGGTTCTAAAGGAGACATTGGTTTCACAGGATCAAAAGGCTTTGGCGGTTCTAAAGGTGATATTGGTTATTCAGGATCTAAAGGAGACATTGGTTTCTCAGGTTCTAAAGGCGATATTGGTTTTACGGGCTCTAAAGGTTTCGCAGGATCAGAAGGTAATTTAGATATTACAACTTCAGTAGCTCCACCATCAAGTGGTGTTGGTGAAGGTGATATTTGGGTTGACGCTAATACAGGCGTACAGTACTTCTACTACAACGATGGTAATTCAGTTCAATGGGTTGAATTAAGTAACCAAGGTGTTGTTGGTTTTACTGGATCTAAAGGTGATACAGGTAATCAAGGTGTTATAGGATTCTCAGGATCAAAAGGTGACCAAGGTGTTATCGGGTTCTCAGGTTCTCAAGGCGCACAAGTGGCAACAGTTGACTCAAGTAATTTTTCAGCTGCTGTAACATTACTGATTAAAAACAGTAGTGGTACTACATTAAAAACAATCATAGGTAATGCTTCATAGGCATAACTGAAGAATAATAGGAGAAATATAACATGGCAACAAGAAACCCCTTAATATACTCTGGGAATAACTTGGTTGAGATGACTTCAGGTCAGATGGACGCTTTAATATTGAATATTGTTTATCAATATTCTCAAAGTCCCTCTGTAGCTTTATCTGTTGTTGGTAGTAGCGGTACTCTAGGATCATTAAGTGATACTAGATTACAGGCTGGAGCTATTTCTAATAGTAACAGTTCTTTCCCTTCACAAGGAACGACACAAGACCCACAAACGGTAACAGTTAACTATGATAAAATAACTCAAACAGTTCAATCGGTAACGAAAACAACTGACACAGGCACAACATGGCCGATCTACTACGAGACAAGTGGTGGTAATCTTCGTGCTATGCCTATTGCAGACATTAAGGACACGTTCCTTCATCCTGCAATTGATTTATTGACAGCAAGTACAACGACTTCACAACAAGGTGGAACATATCATATATCTACATCTTCAAGTGTGTCGGGATCAACTGAAGTTTCTGGAAGTAATACACCGATCTTTATTGACACAAGAGCCAACACTGGTTCTTATGCGTCAGGATCAATCGGTGATCACGCTCAGGACAATCCAACTACGATTACAAGTTACTATTTACAACGTGTAAATGGTGCTACATCATCATACGAACAACCTTTGACTATTGTCTCAGGAAATAACCTACAGCAAGTAACTACTTCAAACTTTAACACTTTGTTACAAGGATGGATTAGAGAAACTGCAGCTAATTCCTCTGACGGTTATTCAATACGTTACAACTTTAATGGTTCTGGTACGACAAGAGGTTCAGGAATGGCTAACACCGTTTTGAACGGAACAAACTACCAAACTAGACAAGTTGGTGATGACTACAGAGCGCAAGAGTTTCCAGCAGGTTCTGCTACAACTCAAGCAACTCACACTTTAAAGATTCTAAAAGCATAATCTTTAATTTAAGTAGTTTAATCAAAAAGATTAACCCCTGGAATGAAAGTTCCAGGGGTTTTTTTATGGAAAATAAGCTCTTAATATCTGTTATAAATATTATAAATATGGTGAGAGATCAACTAAAGGTTAACAAAATTATAACATGCCGACTATAAACTTTCCGAGTGGACCATCACTCAACGATTCTTACAATCTAGGTACTCGTACTTGGAAGTGGAATGGTGAGGCATGGGCTTTACAACCACTTACAGGTGGATTTACAGGTTCAGCAGGTGCGATTGGTTACACTGGTTCAACAGGTGCCATTGCGCCTTTGACTATAGATACAACAAACGATAGAGTTGGTATTAATCAAACATCTCCAAGCGTAGCATTAGATGTAGTTGGTGGTATCAAAGCTACTGGTAAGATAGAGACAGGCGATACAGAATTAAATAGCGGATCAAAAAGTATTATTAATACAGGCACCTCAAATTTGCAAATTGACGGTAGTTCCAATGGAGCTAGACTCTATATTAGAAATGGAGGCGTTGAAGGATTTTCAGCAGGATCGGAAGGCGGTCAAGGACACGGTTCAATGTCTTTACGAGGTCAACAAGTATTTGTAGGTGGTAATGGTGGTAAAGGTTTTGCAATAGGTAGAAGTGTTTCGTGGTCCGATGTTAACAGTCAGGCTAGTGGAGAAGATGATCTTTACTTAAAAGGTGATGTTAAAGTATCAGGTAGTTTAAGAGTTGTTGATGATGTAACTTTATCAAACAATAAAAAAGTAATATTTGGTGACGCTGGAGAAAACATTGTAGGTGATGGAACAAATTTAACTATTGTTTCAAGTGGTAATGCTATTATAGACGCTACAGGTCATATTGATTTAGACTATGGTGGTATTGGTAATATTAATTTAAAAGACGATGGAACAAAATTTGCTACATTTGGAAACAACTCTGGACATTTCAATATAGACGCTGCTATACAAGATAAAGATATATCATTCAGAGGTAATGATGGTGGTTCATCAGTTACAGCATTAACTTTAGATATGTCAGCTAATGGGGCTGCAACATTTAGTGGTGGAATATCTATCACAAATGGTGCCTTAACATTGTCTAGCGGAGTTAGTAACTCAACAAGTATTGTAATTAAAAATTCAAGTGGTACTGTATTAAAAACTATGTATGGAACGACAAGTTAATTAGAGGATAAATAGAATTATGGCACAACCAACAACTAGAGAAACATTAAAAGACTATGCTTTAAGAGCACTAGGTCAACCTGTTATAGAAATTAACGTTGACAATGATCAACTAGAAGATAGACTAGATGAAGCTTTACAGTTCTATTCTCAATATCACTATGACGCTATTAGAAGAACATATTTAAAGTATCAATATACACAAGCAGATTATGACAGAGTTACTACTAATGCAAGTGAATCTATAACTAAAGAAGGAGTAACTACTTCTTGGAAAGAAAGTCAAAATTTTATAGTTGTTCCTGAAACTGTTATAGCAGTTACAAATATTTTTCCTTTTTCAAGTAAAGGTACTCTTAATTTATTTGATGTAAGATACCAAATGAGATTAAATGATCTATATGATTTTTCTTCAACATCGGTAGTTAACTATGATCTCGTAATGAGACAATTAGATTTTTTAGATCATATTTTAGTTGGTGAAAAACCTTTAAGATTTAACATAAACGATAACAGACTATACATTGACATGGACTGGAAAAACGATTTACAAGTTGGTGAATTTCTTGTAATAGACTGTTATAGAAAATTAGATCCAGCAACTCATACAGACGTATTCAATGACCAATGGTTAAAAAGATATGTAGTTGCTTTATTTAAAAAACAATGGGGAGCAAACCTATCTAAATTTAATGGTGTTACTATGATTGGTGGTGTCTCACTTAACGGACAACAATTATATTCAGAGGCAATCACAGACGTTGATAAACTAGAAACAGAAATTAGAAACGCATTTGAAATAGCCCCAGCATTTTTGATAGGTTAAACTTATGGTAATAATGAATCCATATTTTCAACACGGAGATGGCATCGGTAATTCTGCCGAGAAATACCTGTATGAAGATTTAATCATAGAAGGACTAAAAATATATGGTAACTTAATCTACTATATGCCAAGAGAAATGGTAAATAGAGATTTAGTTTTAGGTGAAGATGTAAGTAGTAATTTTAAAAACGCATTACCAATAGAAATGTATTTTGAAACTACTGAAGGATTTGCAGGTCAACAAGAGTTGATTAATAAATTTGGATTAGAAATAAGAGAAGATACAACACTTGTTGTTTCTAAAAGAAGATTCCATAACAAAATAGATACTAGGGTTGCATTGGGAACACCAGGCAGACCTAACGAAGGAGATATATTATTCTTTCCTTTGATGAACAGTTTTTTTGAAATTCAATTTGTAGAAGATCAGGAACCTTTCTTTCAATTAGGAAGTTTACCTGTTTATAAATTAAGAGTAACACGTTGGGAATATGCAAATGAATCAATTGATACAGGTTTAAAAGATATTGATAAGAGAGAAGGAGAAAATTCTGTTAATCTATTAGTAGACAGAATACCTTTAGAAGATGATCTAGGTTCATTAAGATTAGAGACAGATGATATTTCTTCAGGTAATGCTAACTTCTTATTAAACGAAGAATACAACGCAGCTACAACAACAGTACAGACTCAATCCGACTATGCACAGAATTTAGATTTAGATACGGCTGCCGGATTTGATACTGAATCAGTAACAGACGATGTACTAGATTTCACAGAAAGAAATCCATTTGGAGAGGTAGACATTTAATGGAAAGAGATAGACATAGACAATTGCGTGAACACGCTAATAAAGTTCAAAGAGAAAAAAAAGAAATGGAACTATCAAGAGTTTTAAAAAAAGAAGTAGTTTCTGGTGCTAATGGCACACAAGACTATATAATTAAAGAAGGACCTAATAAAGGTAAAATAGCAGATAAAGGACAATAATGTTTGGAACACCGTTTTATAACGAAGGATTAAGAAAGATCATTATCTCTTTTGGACAATTGTTTAACAACATTGTTATAGAGAATAAGAGTAGTGACGGTGCTATATTGAAAAGAATAAAAGTACCTTTAGCATATGCACCTAAAGAAAAGTTTTTAGTTCGTTTAGATGAACAAGCAAATTTAGAAGATAGATCAATGGCAATTACGTTGCCTAGAATAGGTTTTGAAATATCAGGATTACAATATGATCCTGCAAGAAAATTGACAAGAGTACAAAAATTTATGAAGCCTCAAGTTGATTTAAGTAGAGCAGAGTCGAGTGCTTTACTAGATAAAGTATTTTTAGAAGATGACACTGGTTCTGTTTTACTTGAACAAACAAACAAGATTACAGGTAACGCAGAATATGTATTGAACGAAACAGCAAATCCAGCAAGTAAGTCAACTAAAAAAAATAGTTATAACTATGTTCCTGTTCCGTACAATATTAGTTTAAACGTTTATGCCTTTACAGCAACTGCTGAAAATGGTTTACAAATTATAGAACAAATACTACCTTTCTTTCAACCTGATTATACAGTTACAGTAAATGTACTACCACAATTAGGTATTAAAAGAGACGTACCAATAATTCTTAACTCTATTAACTATGAAGACAGTTATTCAGGTGACTTTACTTCACGTAGAGCGGTTATATACACAATGAATTTTACTGCTAAAACATACTTGTTTGGTCCTACGACTAGTCAAGGTGTTATTAAAACAGTACAAGCAGATTTATATACAGACAGTGATCCAGCAACTGCTAAGAGAGAAGAAAGAATAGTAATTCAACCAAATCCATTATCGGCTGACGCTAATGATGATTTTGGATTTACAACAACAATAACAAATTTTACAGATGGAAAAAAATATAACCCAGCAACTGATAGTGATGAATAATTATGACAAAATTAGAAGACAAGGTTAACGACATATTAGGAATTGAATCATCTTCTACAGAAATTGTAGAGAAGAAAGAATTTACACCAGTTGTACCTAGAGTTGAAGATAAAAATAAAGAAGATATAGATAACGACTACAAATACAGTAGAGAAAGTTATTTCAATTTAATAGAAAAAGGTCAAGAAGCTATTCAAGGCATATTAGATATCGCAGCTGAGGGTCAACACCCTAGAGCATACGAAGTTGTAGGTCAATTAATAGGTCAAGTAGGTGCAACAGTTGATAAACTACAAGACTTACAAAAGAAACTTAAAGACCTTAAAGAGGTACCTAAAAGTGCCACGTCTAATATTAAAAATGCATTGTTTGTAGGTTCAACTGCTGAATTACAAAAGATGTTAAAAGGAGATCATGTTGAAACTGTTGAAAGCAAAAACATCACACCCGAAAAAGATAGTACTAAAGATAAGTGATTTAACTTATCTTAAATCTCACGGCGTACCATTAAAAGAATTATTAGAGGGTCAAGAATTAATTGATCCTATACAAGTTAATAAGCATAAAATAAGTCCAGTTACTAGATACGGAGTTAACGGAAACATATATATGGAAAAGGAGTGGAGTGTACATAAAGGCAATCAAAGAGTGAAAGCTGCAATACAATTAGGTTACACACACATAGAGGCAATAGTAATAAATGAGTGACGCATATTTAGGAAACCCAAATTTAAAAAAGATTAACACACCTGTTGATTTTTCTAGAGATCAGATAGTAGAATACCAAAAGTGTGCCGGTAATCCTGTATACTTTATGGAAAAATATATACAGATCGTATCACTTGATGAGGGTCTAGTACCATTTAAGATGTATCCTTTTCAGAGAGATATTGTAAAGACCATACACGATAATAGATTTACTATATGTAAACTACCAAGACAATCAGGAAAATCTACAACAACTATTTCTTATCTATTGCATTATGCATTATTTAATCCAAACTCTAACATAGCCATACTTGCAAACAAAAGTTCTACTGCTAGAGATATATTAGGTAGACTGCAACTTGCATATGAGAACTTACCAAAATGGTTACAACAAGGTGTAATAAACTGGAACAAAGGTAATATAGAATTAGAAAATAAATCTACCATTGTTGCAGCCGCTACTTCTTCAAGTGCTATTCGGGGTGGTTCATTTAATATTATCTTTCTTGATGAGTTTGCTTTCGTACCTACTAACATTGCCGAAATGTTTTTTAGTTCAGTTTATCCTACAATTTCTGCTGGTACAAAAACTAAAATGATTATAGTATCCACACCTTATGGTATGAACATGTACTATAAGATTTGGACAGACGCAATTAATAAAAAAAATGATTACATTCCTATTGAAGTACATTGGAGTGAAGTACCAGGTCGTGATGATAAATGGAAAGAACAAACAATACGTAACACAAGTGAGGAACAATTTCAACAAGAGTTTGAGTGTGAGTTTTTAGGTTCTGTAAATACATTAATATCGGCATCAAAAATTAAATCAACACCTTACATAACACCTTTAAAGTCGGCTCAAGGTGTGGATATATTTGAAGAACCTATTAAAGGACATACTTATCTTGCTACAGTAGATGTTTCAAGAGGAGTTGATAAAGACTTTTCCGCCTTTATTGTATTTGATGTTACAAGTATGCCTTATAAGATTGTATGTAAATATAAGAGTAACGAAATTAAACCTTTTGTTTTTCCTAATATAATATCTAAAGTATGTAAAGGATATAATGAAGCACATATACTAACAGAGGTTAATGACATAGGTCAACAAGTTGCAGAAGCTTTGCAATACGAAATTGAATATGGTAACATATTGATGACTACTCAAAAAGGTCGTGCTGGACAAATATTAGGTGCGATGTATAGTGGTAGAGGATCATCTTTAGGTGTTCGTATGACCAAGGCAACCAAAAGAATAGGTTGTTCCAATATTAAGACATTAATAGAGGGTGACAAAGTTGTCATTAATGATTTCAATATTATTCAGGAGATGTCTACTTTTACTAAAAGAGGTCAAAGTTGGCAGGCAGAGGACGGTTCACATGACGATTTAATGATGTGTCTAGTCATATTTGGTTGGTTATCTAATCAACCTTATTTCAAAGAATTGACTAATACCAACGCTAGAGAACGTATGTATGAAGAACAAAAGAACTTAATTGAACAGGATATGGCACCATTTGGCTTTGTTGATAATGGTGTTGATGATCCTGAAAATGACGCAGAAACCGTAGATGAATATGGAACTAGATGGTTTCCTGTGTCCAGAAAAGGTCAGTAAATACGTAAGTTAACATCTTTATAAATAGATGTAACTGATAAGTTTAAATATGGGCGTATTAATAATACGAGTTGTGAAATATAATATTAATAAATTAGCTAATTAAGAGGAGAATAACCTATGGCATTTCAAGTATCACCAGGCGTTCTCGTTCAGGAAAAAGATTTAACAAGAATCATTCCTGCTGTATCAACATCTATAGGCGCATTTGCTGGCGAGTTCAGAAAAGGTCCTTTAGATCAAGTTACATCAATCTCTAGTGAGCAAGAGTTAGTACAAGTTTTTGGTAAACCAGATAATTCAAATTTTGAGGATTTCTTTACACCAGCAAACTTCTTACAATACTCTAACGCTTTAAGAGTTGTACGAGCACAAAACACAGGTGTTTCAAACGCTACCGTATCAGGTAGTTTGTTTGTAATAAAGAACACACAAGACTATCAAGACAATTGGTCAACAGGAGCGGCTACAGTTGGAGAATGGGCAGGCAGAACTGCAGGAGCATGGGGTAATACCTTAAAAGTTTCTGTATGTCACAGCGCAGTCGGTTTCCAAGAAGACGCAAAGACAACATTAGATGACGCTGCTATGGCAGTTGGTCATACAACAGTAACAGTAACATCTGGAACAGGTATTGCAGTTGGAGATATTTTAGAATTTTCAAAAACAGCAGCTGGAACAGATTACGATGGTTACAAATACAGAGTAACAGTAGTTAACTCTAACGATATAACTTTCGTTAGATCAGACACAGGTCAAGGTGGTTTACACCAAGTACCTGCTAACGGTGCAAACGTTAAAAGACTTTGGGAATATTTTGATGCAGTATCAAGTGCTCCTGGAACATCTCCTCACGCAACAGCGAGATTAGGTGTTAATGACGAAATGCATGTTGTAGTAATAGACGAAGATGGTCTTATTACAGGAACTCGTGGCGAAGTGTTAGAAGTATTTGATAAAGTTTCAAAAGCTTCAGACGCTAAAACTCCACAAGGTGATACTAATTACTATGCAGATGTAATTTACAATAAATCAAATTACATTTATTGGACAGATCACCACGCTTCAGGAACAAATCATGGTTCAGCGGCTGCAGGCATAACGTTTACAGCAGTTGATTCTATTAAAACTGATTCATTACAAGCAGGTGCTGACGGTACAACGGCAACTACAGGACAGAAAAAAACAGCATACGAAATGTTTGAAGATTCTGAAACAGTAGATGTTGGCCTAATCATGGGTGGTAAATGTGACGCTACACACGTAGACGACTTAATATCATTAGCAGAAAAAAGAAAAGACGCTATCGCATTCGTATCTCCTCAGAGAACAGATGTAGCTGGTGTTGCTTCTTCTATTACGC